TGAGACCAGACTCCTCGAAAAAGATTAATAATGTCAGCAAGTTCATAGGAAAGGGATCCTCTTTGCTATTTCTCCAGGGAATTCTTTTAATAAATCTTCAATACTAATTCCTCCAGCCGGTGCACCAAAACTGCGCTTTTTAGTAAATGCATCTTCTACATCTTCAGTAATATCAACACCCAGGTCTTTTAGATCTCCTAAAACTTCTTTAGCTTCTCTAGCTGCTAAAAATGCAGCACCTGTTATTATGATCTGTTTAATTATTTCAGGATTGTTTAGTACAGTAACAACGTCATCATGCCGTCTTTTATCTTTTAATGCTTGTTCCTGGGCTTTTGTTACCTTCTCTAGAGAGTAACCATCTGGTATGAGTGCGTAAGGCATCAGATGACACCTGACTCTTTTCCTGTAAGATATACCAGGACCAATCTAACAAGTAACTGTTCCACTGATCTCTTGTCATTAAACCAGGAGGGGAACTCGACATTGTAGATTGTAGTGCTCATTTACCTTTAGCTCTTTGCAAAGCTCGTAACGTATCAGCGTGCATCTTCTTTAGCTTGTCAAATGAGATACCAGTAAAGGCTGCAGAACCATATGCTAGCTTATCCAGGGTTAGATCATATAGCGCATTTGTTACACTAGCGAGCTTTTTCTTTACCTGGGTCTTAGTTAGCTTCTTCTTAGGCATTAGTATACTCTCCCTGTCATAATTACATCCATTTGTAGAGAACTAGTATCTGTTACATTTCGTGCAGTGCATAAAACTTGTGTTTCTGCGGGAATAATTAATTCAAAAACATCAAAAGTATTTACTGAAGTAGATCCTCCACTAATAGTTTGTATCATAGTTTCATTATTTAATTTAACAACATATTCATAATCATCTGTTGCGGGTTCACCATAACAAAATTGAAAACGTGCAACCATATATCCTTGGCCTGTTGTAAAATCTAAATATGTAGTTGCGTTATTATCTGCTGCAATAACTCCTGAATAGGCATAAGCCCTATCTCCAATATAACTAACAGAGGAACCTGCAGATACAACATTACCGACTCCCAAAAGAGACATAATGATCCTAAGCGAACTGTGCGGTTACTACTATGTCTATTGCTGCTGCGGTTGTTACTGCGACGGCGAACTCACAAGAGTTACCTGGTTGTACTGCTAGATCCGTATCGTATTGAACAAAGTTCTGGTTAGATCCTGTGGATGTTCCCATTGTCATTTGTCCGCCACCTGCGAATACTGCATCCCCATCACGCATTGCATTCCCTGAAATTTTCACGAGACTGCAGAACTCTTCGCCTGCTCCATCACAAGCTACTGCTATTGATAAAGATTTTAGAGACGAAACGTTTGTTGGGACAGTAAACGAGCTGCTTACGCTAGCTCCTGCTAAGTTATCCAGGGACTGGAAACTTGTTGTTGCGCTTAGACCACTTTCAGATCTACTAATTACTATTGCCATTGTTTTTCCTATGCACGGAGTTTAAGGGGTCCGATAGCCCCGAGTATCTTTGAACCGCCGAGACTTCCAACAACTAGTTTAGCTGCTAGAGCTCCTGCTCCAATTCTAACCATCTGATCTTTATTTGTTTTGAATGCATCCCCTAGGGTTCTAATTCCCCCCTGGATATCTCCTTTCAAAAAAGATTGCGCTGCGGTGCCTGCGTTGCTTGCATCTAAAAATGCCAAACCTGCACCTGTTTCAATTAAGTTAACTGAGAAGGATCGCTTTCTGCGTGAACTTCTCCTTGCTTTACGTCTTGCTACCATGTTTGTCCTTGTGGGGGTGTTGCCTACGGGCACCCCGATATTACCATCCGTAAGCTGTTACTTAAGCATTGTGCGTTATATTATTGATTAAAGATTAATTTATTTCGGTATGCTGCAGTTTTTTTTTAACCACGCTCTAATAAATATTTAATTCTGTCATCAGCTTCTTTTTGAATTGCCCAAAGCGCACGATCTCCGCATTTTTTACACTTTTCCTCTGTAGGAGGGTTTAATTCTCTACAATCTCGTTGTGTGCATTCCCAATAATTCCTATATACATCCAGTTGAACTATAGGTTGATAATCTGCTAATGCCATATTTACTATATGTGACATAGTGCACTTGGTTCCTGTTGCGCTTTTTTTGTCTGCCAGTTGTTGAACAAATCCAAGTAACTTTTTATCAATGCTAAACGATTGGGGCTGAACAGACTTTCGTGGTCTACCCATTATTAGCGCACCTTTCACAAAGTATCAAACCGTTAACTTCTACCGAACCTTTGAGCCTTGTTAAATTTTTACCCTCGCATCTTATACATCGAGTCATCATAGTGTCTCCTTAACGAAGTCAGTAAATTGTTTGATCTGTTTTATTACCTTTTTGGTTTTGCGATCTAATAAGCAAGATTTACAATACTTCCAATGACCCTGTGTTGGTACGTCTAATCGTGTTTGTTTACAATTAGAGCATTTACTGTAGGGCATTATTCTTTTACCCCCCCACATAGACAACAATAATGATTATTATCTTCTGGAAATTCTTTCGCCAACCACTCGGGCATTGGTTGGTATATGTGGCCTTCTCTGTCGCAACGACTATTTCCTAAGTTTTTTAGATTTAGTTTCAATGTCTCACCAAAACAACTATCAGATACTGCTATATAATATTATACTCGTTCCTAGAAAGAAGGAAAACACAAGTATTATAATATAAAAAGAGTAACCCATTATATATATATTATAGGTATAATAATATATTATTACTTACTTAACCCTAGTTTTTGACTCTTTTGGGGCTCGTTATTAGGGGTGTTTTGGCTCTCTGAGCCCACTAAACCCCCTAAATTGCCCCTTTTCATCATGTATTCGGCCACAAAGCCCATCATTGGGTTGTCTCTTGTTAATGCTTTGATTGTTGAAGCACCTGTTGCCTGGTCTAATTTTTTAGATGCTGCTCCAAGAGATCCAAAGAACGACGATTGGAACTCTTGAAGCTTATCATGCATACGATCTTCAATTTCGTCAATAATTACCTGGAGTGCATTAATCAGAGTTTCATCTGACTCTTCAGACTCTACCCAAGTAGTCCACTTCTTCCTGGACAATTCTGCAATGTACTGCGATAAGAACCAATAAAAGATAGTCCAAACGGTAGCATATACAATTAGTATGTAGGCATCAATTTCCATATTTCTCTATTTGTCAGGTACCTTTAAACCTAACTCGTGAAAAAATTTACGTTCTTGTAAAACAGGAGGAGCCGATTTTTGAGTGAGACCAGACTCCTCGAAAAAGATTAATAATGTCAGCAAGTTCATAGGAAAGGGATCCTCTTTGCTATTTCTCCAGGGAATTCTTTTAATAAATCTTCAATACTAATTCCTCCAGCCGGTGC